CACGTATGGCAGACTCAATGGAAAATCCAACTGATGCTATGTATTTAACTTCTTTATCCCTTACAACCATAGAATAGTAATCTCCCAAAACAGTCCCTTCAAATTCGACGGGAAAACACATTTCTATCATGGATCTCTTATTAGTTTGATACCATTTCCCGACAACCTTTCGCATAACTATCAACAAATACTGCAGCTCTTTGCTACAGCTTGAAATAAAGTCTGCATAAACAGTATCGATATTGCATTTTCCTTCAACAATCCATGAAAAAAGCATCTCTTTCAACCCCTGTTCAACCTCATTTTTCCTCTCTGAACAAAGAGAGGGATAGAAACTTTCACAAGTTCCAGAATGGGGCACAACTTCGTCATGAATCAATTCAGGAATATCATCGTCTTCATAAATATCCCACGGGGTAAGTGGTCCATCAGATCCCAAATCACTAATGACGGAATGTAAATCATGAATTGAAGCATTAGCTTCACTAAGATTTGAACAGGTACAATATTCATATCCGCCACAACATTCTCTACACACTATCTCTCCACTGAACAACTTGCTCCTCTCAATAAGAGCATGCTGCTCCTTAAAGTGAATAGCTGAAGCCTCTTTAATGTACAAGAGCAGTTCATTTATTGTAGCGTCTTTCATATCACGTCCATTCCATTGAACAAATTCCATATGCCAATTGTCGTCACGATGCAAATGCACTTCCTTATCATCAAGTTTAGGAGGTCTTGGAGTCGCAACAACACGAACTACATAAACACTAAAGGTCCATATATCTGGTGCAAGAACAGTATTCCCAAATTTAGCTTGAACTTTAGAAGGGTCAATTTCAATAGTTCCCTCCTTCTGGAACTCAGGCTTAACTTTTGCATAAATATGTACTTTCAATCTACGCATAATAGAAGAGGGCTGATTAGAATAGGTCGTAGAATCTATATCATTGACATTAGTAGTAACGCCAACGACTTTTGGTTCCGCAACAACAGTTCCCTTTAACTCTAGTTCAGCCATATTCAAATAAAATGGAATATTATTAATAAATTTCAATAATGTATCACAAGGTGACTCTTCTACAAATTCTTTATTAACATTTGCAAAATCATCAAATATAACCCCATTTATATATGATCTATATGTGGAATAATATTTATCCTGGGAATTAAGCGTAACTATAAATTGGTCCTGATGATTAAATCCATTACTTGCTAAGATATATCTCATCAAAATTTCATTAACTGAAGATTTAC